TAAATATTGCGTTTCAAACGTTCGAGAACCCACGCCTTCAGTTTAGGTTCGCGGAAGCACTCGACGAGGCCGATGAAAAATGTTACGTTTCGGGAACATCAGAAGAGTGTTTTGCGGCATGGCAAGAAGTTGATGAATTGGAAGATTCAATGATGCGTCTCGGCGTAGAAGTATTTCAAAACTATAGTATGCGATACGGGTCATTACTCAGACGTACGTTCAAACTTAGATGGAATGTTCGTAACGTCGAGGACCATCACGTCATACCAAAAGAGTTCAAGAGTCACCCAATTATTGAAAAGGTAAACTATGATATCCACGCGAGTGAGAATATAATCATGATGCCGCGTGAAATTGGTAATTTGCGTGAGAATAGACTTACACACAGAGGTAATCATAAAAAGTATAACGAATATGTCGGTACCGTTCTTAATTCGATGGAAAATACCGATATAACTGAACCAGAATTTAAAAAGTTTGTTGACTTTTTAAAAATTGGGTGTCGGTTTCGTCCACAAGATATACCGTGGAATTGATATATTTACCAACCATATTCGAGATCGTCGGTGGTTGCAGTAGGGTACCGTTTCGAAAAGAATTTACGTCGACCCCAATTACTATGTCCGATGGTACTGTTATGGGTACGGTCAATGTGTAAACAGTGTCGAAGATCTTTATAGTAAACACGTGCCCCTCTCGCAATGATATCTTCGTGTTTCATGTCGACGTGGTTATCTATAGGAAAAAAGTGTTTATAATACTTTTTCATATTATCGACGTTTATGAGGTAACACTTGGTACTTGAAATCCACTTAACGCGTTCGATACCATTTTTATCAGGTTTTTCCTCATCGGGGTACCGCGAGAGGCAATGGAAGAAACACATTTCAAAATCTTTACCTTTCTTATTGATAACATCCTGGATTTCTCGGTAAACGCGTTTATCTTTTATAACAACATTATCTTCAAAAATAACGGCGTATTTGAGGTTTTGTTCAAAACACCTTTTATAAAAGTCCATGTGTCCCATATAACACCCAATAGCCCCTAAATTGAAATAGGTAATATCGGGACGTGTTTTGTTTTCGTTATAGTGGAGTTTTAAAGCCTCGCGGTAGTAAACTGGATCGATGATTTTCTGGTACTTTTTAGCATTTTCGAGTTTCCTGGTATCCGTTCCGTATATGATTTCTATAGGTACGGATTTATCGTAATGGTTAATAAACTTTTCGCGTCGGTCGGCTGATGTTTCTAGTGTCAAAAGAAAACACTTATATTCTGGGTTTCGGTATGACCGACGTAACAAAAGTGTAACGAGTACCAGTAGAAGAATTATAATTATAATTGGAATGAACATTCTTACTTAAAGAGTACAGACAAAATAAATATGGGGAGCTATTGTCATATAGTGGTTAGTATCTTGGACTTTGAATCCAATCACCTAGGTTCAAATCCTAGCAGTAGCTTGTATACGATGCCGTGGCCGAGTGGTCTAAGGCGCCAGATTAAGGCTCTGGTTCGAAAGAGCGTGTGTTCAAATCACACCGGCATCATATCCTCTGTCATATAATGGTTAATATTCCTGGCTGTTAACCAGGCAATCTGCGTTCGATTCGCAGCGGAGGAGTTTTATTTAGATATACGTTTCGGGTGTAAAATGTAATTTCCTAAATTTATCTGCGACATTTAATGCTTCTCTTTCTGTATCATATCTTCCTAAGTAAACATTTTTATTTTTTATATAAAAACTAACCAACCATTTTTTTCTATGATGATTATAATAACAATTTGAAGATCTTCTATTTCCAACTCTCTTACTTTTAGGTATTTCAAAATTATCTGGTTTGTCTGTAAACTTTTTCTGAACTTCTATAGCTTCTTCTCTTGTTTTAAATGGGCCACCAATTTTATATGGATCTCCATTTCTATGTCCATGAACAGACCATGAAGTTATAGACCCATCTTTTTTTGAAATGTTACCAACTATTCTACCAAGAAGACCATTTCTTCTCTTACTAATTTCTCTTTGTTTTTCAATCATGATGTTTCTCGATACATCAGAAACTCTTTCACTTCTTCCACCACCTTCGCGTATATTATATCCATAAGGTTCTAATGTTCCGTAATCACTTATAAATTTTCTTTCCATTTCACCGAGTATATTAGAATCTCCTTCCCATAGAACAGCTACATTGAAGTTTTCCCAATTATAACATTGAATAGCATTGGATAGAGCACGACATGCATTTTTGTTATAGATTCTATGCTGACAAATACGTTTTTTTAGAGGTTGAATAGTTTTACCTATATATGATTTTCCTGTTACTTCACAAGTTATCTTATATATTATACCCATATACTATACTTAATGTCATATTAAAATTAAATTAATGTGTCGCGAGTATTTTTTAAAAATATAAACATAAACATTTGGGAACGTTCAGAACGAAACACGAAGCTGAAACGTTTTTAAACGTGTATTTACAAATTTAGCAAACGATTCGCAGGTTCGAACCCTGTCGCGAGCATATTTCTCTAGTCGAGCTCGTGTGGCCAAGTGGTAAGGCATTTGCTTTGTATTTTAATAACTTTTTAAAAAGTGTGTCCCACATTTTAAAAAGTTTTGTGGTGTAACTATAACAGGACAACGAGTATGTTCTTATCACAATATCTCGTATTCAAAATAGTCTTAGCGGCTGTGACAGGGGGTCGTATAGATTACCCAGTCGCGGGAGATCTCGAACTCAAATACGATACCGCGAATAAAATTTATTTAAGTGGTGGGTCTTTGGACTATGTCGATGACGTAACACTTCACACAACTATTGGTGGGGAAACGACCAGTTATGATATTCAATTTAATAGTTTAAATTTAGATGCGAGTAATGAACAGATTCTATTCGCAAATGATGCAGAGGGCGGTGACGAATTTGGGAACTCGTGTGACGTACACGGTGAATATGCGGTCGTAGGTGCATCTAAAGAACACGCAAACGGTGTTTCGGATGCCGGTTCAGTTTATGTGTATCATAGACCTGGTAATACGTGGATACAACAAGCTAAACTTATGGCGAGTGACGGTCAAGCAACCGATATGTTAGGAGGTTTTCGAAACTTAGCCATATACGGTGATACGGTAGTTGTCGGCGCGCGAGACGAAGATACGGGTGGATCTGCGGCGGGTTCAGCTTACGTTTTTGTACGATCGGGAACGACATGGTCGCAACAAGCAATTCTTAGGGCGGGTAATGCGGGTGCGAGTGATCAATTTGCAACAGGAGTTGCTATATATAAAGATACAATAGTTATTGGTGCACCTACAGAAGATACAACAGCGAGTGACGCTGGTTCTATTTACGTTTTTACACGTAGTGGTACAACATGGACACAAAGAGCTCAACTTCAAGCGAGTAATGCGGGTGCAAGTGATCGTCTGGGTGATAATGTATCTATCGATGGTGATACTATAATCGCGGGTGCATATCCGGAAGATACAACTGCATCCGACGCGGGCTCGGCGTATATATTTACAGGTTCGGGTGCGACGTGGGCACAACAAGCTCAAATTCAAGCGAGTGATGCCGCGGCAACTGATAATTTCGGGTATTCTGTTTCTATTAGCGGTAATACGGTCGTTGTTGGTTCTCGTTTTGATGATGACGGTGGTAGTGGTAGTGGAAGTGCGTACGTGTTCGTTCGTTCGGGAACGACGTGGACACAACAAGCTAAATTGACTGCGAGTGATGCAGCGGCGAGTGATGATTTTGGTTGGGATGTTGATATAGATAAAGATCATATAGTTGTAGCTGCATACGGTGAAGATACGGGTGGGAGTGCGGCTGGTGCAATATACGTATTTTCGCGTTCGGGTTCGACTTGGACCGAGGTTAAGAAAATACAAGCCAGTAATCCAAGTGCGAGTGATTATTTGGGGTACGGTGGTGTGGGTATACACGACGGTACCATAATTACGTCTTCACCAAACGAAGATACGAAAGCAACTGACGCCGGTGCCGCCTATATATACGGTTCCCAAAAAGTTACTAATTATTACATAACCGACGCCGGTAAATACTCGGTGGATGCTACCATAGCCGGTTTGAATTATAAGACGAACGAGGTCGAGGTGACGGGGAGTATAACACCCGCGAAGAGTTGGAAAGTGGATGGGACCGAGACCCAGATTTTGTACGGGTCGGACCCCGGGGCGGATGATAATTTTGGATACGCCGTTGCTGTAGACGGAAACTATGCGGTCGTTGGTTCGCGTTATAACGATACAGGGGGAACTGATAGAGGGGCTGCGTTCATATTCCATAAGAGTGGTGGGACATGGACAGAACAAGCCATGGTCCAACCGAGTGATACGGCAGATAATGATTGGTTCGGGAGAGGTGCTGCTATTAGTGGAGATTACGTGATAGTAAACGCGTATGCAAAAACGACCAATAATACTGGTCAAGGTGCGGCGTATATATTTTACCGTTCGGGTACAAGTTGGGCGCAACAAGCTAAACTGAATGCAAGTGATTCAGAGGCAAGTGATGCATACAGTTATAGTGTTGATATAGACGGGGATTACGCTATTGTTGGTTCTCTTAATGAGGATCCTGGGGGTACAAGTAATGCGGGTTCGGCATATATATACGTACGTTCGGGAACATCGTGGTCCCAACAAGCTAAGATCCAAGCGAGTGATAAGGAGGCTAACGACACTTTCGGACGGGGTGTTACTATTAGTGGGGATTACGCCGCCGTCGGTGCAGATAATGAAGATACATCCGGGTCTAATGCGGGTTCGGTATACATATTCAAACGAAGTGGAACGAATTGGAGTCAACAACAAAAAATACAATCGAGTGACATACAAGCCGATGATTATTTCGGTGGTGGAGCTGGTCAAGGTGTTTCGCTGAGTGGCGACACGCTTGCCGTTGGTGCGCGTAAAGAAGATACGGGTGGTTCAGAAGCGGGTTCCGTGTACATATTTAAGAAAGCGAGTGGTTCTGAAACGTGGTCCCAAGAGGCT